AATGTTAAAACAACAGGTAATTTACAAGTTAATCCAGATGTTGCAGTAGGCGGATTAAAAGGTATGACTTTTGATGCCACAACAAACCGTTTAGGTTTAGGAACTACAACTCCATCAGCGGCCATTGACATAGTCAGTGATGGTGATTCAGATAGTCAAATCTTTATGCAAGAACACAGAAATAACGGTTCCGGTAATGATATAAGAGCATACAAATCCAGAGGTTCCTTAGCATCACCAACAGTTCCTGACTCAGGAGATGCCATATTGGAATTGTTTGCATATGGTTATGATGGCAATGGATATCAAACCACGCAAAGACAAGAATTCTTCACAGATGGTGCTGTTTCGGCTAATACAATGCCAATAGGAGTAGCCTGGGAAGGTAAATTAGATGGTAATGTAAATGCTGGTTATGCCGCCACAATGAAATTAAGAGCAAATGGTGCCTTTCAAATAGGTGATATGGGCAGAGACGATGCTACTAATGGTGTTAACTTCCAAGTAGCAAATGATGGTACAGTAACAACTTCTCAAAGTATAACTGCAACAGGTAACGTTACAGGTAACTATATTTTAGGTAACGGTTCACTACTAAGTGGTGTAGCAGGGTCTACTGATTCATTTGGTACATTTACTGTAAGTGGACAAACAAATATACAAGCAAGTCAGGCTAACGCACAGGTAGAATTTGCCGCAGGTAGTGGCATGACTATTACCACAAGCGGTAACACAATGACATTTGCCGCATCAGGTGGCGGTAGTTATGGTAACACTGATGTACAAACATGGTTAGCAAGTGGTAACAACGTAGGTAACATTGAAACAGCAGGTAATTTAATTATTGGTGGTGTTAGTGCTAATGTTACACAGTCTGTTCAAGCATACTTTGGTAGTAATAACACTGGTTCAAATGACCAGTTCCAGCCTACAAGTGACCCAGGACATCCTAACAGTACACCAATAACATTTAGTGGTACTACAAACCCTGATATCACATTCCTTAATGGTAATGTTTATTATACTAAGTCTATAGGTGGTGGTATATATGAAATTTATACAGATTCTTTATTAACAAGTCCTGTACAATCAGGTACAGACAATGAAGCACCAAGTGGATTGCAATATGAATATAGTGGTACAACTGATATCACAAGTACAATAGCAGGTACTTTAGCAGTAACAGGCGAAACAACATTAGCAAGTGGCGGTGCAAATACCAATGTAAGTGGTAATATTGTAATGACTGCAGGTAAAACACTATTCCTAAGTGCAATTAGCACTATTGGTGGTGGTACTTTAACTCTTGCAAGTCTACGTGTTACTGACTTTTTGGCTAATGACCCATTGGGTATAAATTCAGTAGCAAACAGTAGTCTGAGTGGAGGCGTATATGCCGCACCATTTACTGGATCTATAGTATATGTAACAGGTGACAGACACGGTAGTAGAGGTGCACCATGTTATTTTGATGGAACAAGTTGGAGATACTTCTCAGACGACGCAAACGTAACTATATAATAGGAGAAAATTATGCCAGGACAAAGAGGCGGAATGAAGAAAAAGAAGAAGAAGAAAAAAGGTGGACAAAGGGGCGGTAAAAGAAGATAACCCCTGGTTACCCTATTTTCAAAGCATTAAAAAAAGTTGCCCTTGGAGTCTCAGAGCCTATATGAAAGAAAAAATACTTTTTGTAGACTATGCTGAGACACAACTTAAAACGTGGGTATCCTGTTTTAAAGCAACAACATTTGAAGCACTTGTTTTTAAATGTGAGGGCAAAAGTGTAGAATGGCTTAAACAAAAAGAACAAGAATTAAACAAGTTGGATGATGGAAATGAATATTTATGGAGTCATCCAGATGAAGGTGGAGAAAGTACACCTATTCCTGTAATTATATGCCAGGATGAAAAAATACTTAACGATATTAGGGAAAAGTTAGGACATGGCTAAACGAATAACAACACAAGAGTTACATTGTGAGATTGAGCAGGTCAAAAAAGACATAGATATCATAAAAAATAATCATTTGTCACACATAGAACATAGTGTGACAGTACTGCAGAATGATGTTAAAGATAATAGAAGATACTTCGACGACCGCCTAAACAAGTTAGACAATAAAATTTGGACTCTTGTGTTGTTGACCCTTGGCACATTAGCAAGTACAATAGCAGGAATGATGTTATGAGAAGACCACCTAAAGATAAAAAAACAGGATTACCTAAAAAATACCTTAGTGGTGTAAAGGGTAAAAAACGTCAACAATTAGCAAGTGTTACAAAACGTATGGCTAAATTAGCCAAAGAAGGCAAAAAGATTCCACAAAGCCTTATAGATCAGAGGTTGCGACTTGGCCGTTAGTAAAACAGTAAAGAATAGTCTTAAAGGTAAGGCTAAAAACAAAGATATACCTGTAAGCATACTTGTAGATGTTTATGAAAGAGGACAAGCCGCTTGGTTAACAGGCAGTAGACCTGGTATAGGTATGGCACAATGGGCAATGGCCAGAGTAAATTCATTTATTAGAAGTATAAACAGTAGCACTAAAAAACACGACAAAGACTTACACGAAAAAGTAAAAGAATACAGACGCAAACAACGTAAAAAACGTATGGGTAGCAAATAATGCCAGTAGCACCAGGATATTTAAGAGACGCCGCAAAACGTGCCTTAGAAGCACGTAAGAATGTACCTCCATCAAGGAAAGCAGGGACGCCTGTAGGACTTGCAAGAGCAAATCAACTTGCTAATGGTGACAATTTAAGTCGTAACACACTTATTCGTATGCGTAGTTATTTAGAAAGAGCCAAACCAGCATATGAAGAAGCCAGAGCAAAGGGTTTGGACATGGAAGAAAGCAAAGCCATTATGGCATATTATTTATGGGGCGGTCCAAGGGCACTTGCGTGGGTAAATGAGCAACTCAAGAAAACATGATGATTTATATAGATTATTTTGGCAGTTAATCACTAATATAAAAATCAGAGATAAAAAACCACGTTGTTGGGAATACAAACCAGAAACAACTACTAATTACATTCCAGTAAAAACATACGGTAGTAAATATTTCAATTCAAACAGTACATTTTTGCATAGATTTATGTATGCTGTATATCACAGACAGTCTCTGACACCCGATGACGTAATCATGCACACATGTGATAATCGTATTTGTATAAATCCAAAACATCTTGTAAAGGGCACAATACAAACCAACAATAAGGACAGAGATATCAAAAGGTCCAAAAAGACCAACCCCACCAACCGTACCAAACACACCAAATAAACATCTTATTGTTCACTTTTGTACACCAAATCTCGCCTATATGATAAATAAAGTAGTAAGAAACATAAAATATAGGAGATACTATTATGCCAAGAAAAACAGGCTTTACACAAGAAGACCGTAACAGAAGAAGTATATACAAAGAGACTCAGTTCGAACTTAAATGGGGAGAACGTGCAGAAGATATTGCAAGACGTGAAAATGTGCGTACTGCAACTATACACATGAGAGTACACAATTACGGTTCACCTTACCAAAGATACAAAAAACCCAGTCCAATACAATTAAAGTATGGTAAAACAGCATGGCATCTTGCTGTGGAAATGGGTATAACACCTATTACTGTATGGGAAAGATGGCGTAAACACAAAGATGTTTACTGGAATCAGGAAAACCCTCAGTGGAATAGAGGTACTGGCGACGTTAGAACAATGAGCAAAGATTACCCTAACTTTTTTGCAGAAAAAGAATGGTTAATGCCAGAACACCCTAATTATTGTGCTTGGAAAAAAGGAATGTTTTACAATGAAGACCAGTAATATATCATATCAGGACATACCTAAAAGCACTATAACAAACAAAGACAACAAGAGAATATACTACAGACGCAAAACACTTGCTAATGGTAAAGTGGGCAAATATACATACATGCACAAAGAGGATAAAGATTATATCTTATTCTGGTGTAATAGACTTGTGTGTGATGTTGCCGCTAAACAAGTTATAGACCCTTATTTGTTTGAAGACTTATATAAAAGTCGTAACAGTATGCCTAAATCAGGATACAGCAGTAAAAGAAACAGCATAATGACTTATTGTGCAGGAATAGTAAGTAATTGTATGAGGAATCCAGATGAGGACTTAGCATACAATCAACTGGGTTACATAAAGAAGTTATTTGTTTTACTTAACTATATGTACACAGAAGGCATACTTGCAGACGAATTAGGATACAACCACAGAACAAGAGAAAAGAACATTGCACCTAAAAACATTGTGTTTTTGGAGGCATAAGATAAATATTTCGTGTAATAGGAGATCCAAGTACACTATTGTGGTATCTCCAAATTCTATAAATCAGTCAACTTGACTCCTATTGCACCTTTAGGCACTACATGGCAAACATTAAGGCATTTACAAACAACACATAAGGTTAACGGGCCGGATTTAGAATACCGTTGAGATCAAGGGCATTTGCCGTGAGGAGAATGCACTCTAAAAGGATTATGTTGTTATCCGTTAATACTTGCACAAACAGTATAACGTTAGGAACGAGGTTATACACTCACTGAGTAGTTGACGTAGGTTGGAAGAGGTCAAAGTCCAGTGCATTTAAGTAAAAACACCTACTTCCCTGTGATAAGGAATCTAACATGATGACTCTTTTTTTGGGAACCTGCATAAGGTTCCCTATGACTTCAAAATCTACATGATAACGGTTTATTGTTACATCATTACACATAAGGTTCTTCCGAACAAAGGCTTTTACGAGTGTTTTGAAAAAACACGAAGTAAATCGGTAAATGCGAAGCATTTGCCAGACACATTGTAAATAAATGTAATGCTTACAGATGAACAAAAATATCACTTGCAAAATATACTCAGTATTCCAGATCAATTACAAGAATATTGCAGACAACTTGCAAAATCCACACATCTGACAGAAAAACAGTTAAAGATAGCACATTATGTACTGAATAACCGCAAAGAAGTACTCAAAGACAAATACGTTATAAATGATGAACTTGTGGTAGTACCCACTAACAAAAAGGGTTACAGACGTTCCACAGTAAGTAAAAAATGGGAAAAAAGATAAATATTGATTACGCATACAGTAGCGACATATACTGATATACAGGAGTAGCAATTATGACTGACGAAACACATAATTCAAACGAAGCCGTGAAAATAGTACAAAAAGAAGAAGACTGTTTCATTCACGTGGAAGATGGTGCTTTACCAGTACCAGACAATCAACCAAAAAGGAGATATGGTGAAAAAGTTATCACAGGTATTATTGTGGGTAGAGGCGAAAATCAAGCAGTTATTAGACTGGATGACGTCAAAAAGTTAGCCGCATTACACATATCATACAAAGACATGGCCGATTATTTCGGTGTCAAAGAGAACACATTCAGAGATCACTTTAAAACAGAAATAGACAAAGCACGTTTAGGTACTAAACAGAGATTAATAGAAAGCATGGTTTACAATGCAACAAACAAGTTAAATCCAACTATACAGATATGGTTATCCAAACAATGGTTGGGCATGAATGACCAACAGATAAATAATGATGAGGACAAAGTCCTCCCATGGTTAGATCAAGTGGATTGATTTTCCTAATAGTGCCAGGAACTATTCTCCTAACAGATGAGTGTTCCTTATCATGAAAACAAATGTTGCCAAACAGACCACTTGATTATAGCATGTAACGGTTTGCCCCACAGGCCGTTACATGCACATTATGGCAAAAAGGCGTATGAGATTAACAGAGATACAACAAGAGATAATAAATCATCCAGCACGTTTCAAGTGTCTGATTGCAGGACGTCGATTTTCCAAAACATTTATAGCAATGAACAGCCTGGCCAAACATGCCAGATATCCCAATAACAAATGTATGTATGTTGCCCCTTCATACCGAATGGCAAAACAAATTGTGTGGGAAGATCTCAAAGACATGTTGCGAGAACGCAATTGGGCAAAGAAAATAAATGAATCAGATTTAAGTATATTGTTAGTTAATGGTAGCACAATCTTTTTGCGTAGTGCAGACAATCCAGATTCAATAAGGGGTATAGGTTTAGACTATGTTGTTATAGATGAAGCCGCAGATGTAAGTGAAGAAGCCTGGAGAGCAGTTATACGTCCCACATTGTCAGACAGAGGCGGCAAAGCACTTATAATAGGCACACCCAAAGGCAGGAACTGGTTGTATGATGTTTACAATGACGCAAAACATTTGGAAGACTGGAACAGTTGGCAAAAAACAACTTTAGATGGTGGTCAAGTCACAGAAGAGGAAATAGCACAAGCAAAAAGAGACTTAGACGAAAGAACATTTAATCAGGAATATATGGCTACTTTTGTGGAATATTCAGGTGTTATATACTATGCATTTGGAGAACACAACATAACAGAAATGCTGTTTGATACTGATGAACGTGTGCCAATACATGTGGGTATGGACTTCAACGTTAATCCATTATGTGCCGTTATTGCACATCAACACACTGGAGGATTACATGTGTTTGATGAAATAGAAATATATGGTACTGATACTGAAACAATGGCAAAAGAGATACAATTACGTTATCCAAATAGACGTATAATATGTTATCCTGATGCCAGTGGTGCACAAAGACGTACTTCAGCAGGGGGTAGAACAGACCACATTATACTTAAAAATTGTGGATTTAGTCTAAAAGTAGGTAGTGTAAACCCAAGCATTAAGGACAGAATAGGTGCGGTAAATGCCGCTTGTAAAAACACAAACGGTATAAGTAAGTTGACAATAGCACCAAAATGTAGTAAAATGATTAATGCATTAAGAAAACATGTTTACAATGAAGGCACACGTCAACCAGAAAAGAACTCTGGTTTAGACCATTTAAATGATGCACTTGGATATATGGTAAATCATTTGTATCCACTTCGTGTTGCTGTACAAAGTAGACCAAAAGTAACGAGGACATTCTAATGGCAAATGTAGAATACATTATAAAAGTAATAGAGCCACACAAAGAATACATCAAGATATTTGAAGACAACAAGTTGGATAACTGTAAAAGAGACGCACAAGAATATTTGTGGAGTTGTCCAGAGAACACAAAGTACATATATGTAAACACAAGGATTAAACATGACAAAGCCTAAAATACCACCACAACCATACAAAGTATGGGACAGTCAACATCAAAGTATGACAAAATACACACCAAAAGAAGTGTATAAAATAGTTGTAGACTATCCGCATACAAACAGAACATTGGAGTTCATTGGTATGGATAGAGGTAGTTGCATAATGCAGGCAGAAGTAGCCAAAGAAGAAGGCGACCAACTTATGCTTATGCAAAGCGAACAAACATTAACATTATATAATAAGGAGAAAATATGAGAATACCAGAATATTTAAAACAAGACAGCAGTCATGTGACTTTGGGTGTAAACACTATGAGTCTAATTGGACTAAGTCTTACATGGGGTCACATGTTAAATTTAATCAGTCTATGGTTTTTACCATTAACTATTTTAACATTACTTGCAGGATTTGGTAACGAAATCAGAAAGAGAGATTCACAATGACAGACGATTTCACTAAGAAAGCATTAGAAGGTTTTTCAAAACAAACACAACGTGATGCTATGAAGTTAGTGGATAAGTCGCCTGAACTAAAACGTATTAGAAGTATTAAAGATGGATTGAAGCCTTCTGAAATAACTACTGGTGCCAATGATCAACAATATAAGGACAATTACGACAAAATAAAATGGACAAAGAACAAAGGAAAAAGTTCATTCAAAATTCGTGTAAATGGAGTTGTAATTAACGATGAAGAAGAGTAATTGGCATGGTGGTAAAGGATCAACACCCAGAACAAATACACATAGTAAACAATATCAGGATAATTGGGAGAAAATATTTAGAAAAGATAAAGAAGTCTTTCCTACCAGACCAAACATAAACAAGAGGGAAACAAATGGCAACACAAACACAGACAAATAAAAAGTTAATTGTAGCATATTGTAAGTGTACATTTTTAAATAGGTTTCAAAATCAAGTACAAGAAGCAACTGTTTACAAAAGATTTATAACAGAAACACAGGAAAAAATGGATCATTGCATACTTAACTATGCACAAAAGTATGGTTTAATAAAAGTAGAAACAGTGACACCAGAAGTATATGAGGAGGAAACAGGTGAGAGCATATCACAAATACAAATTAGCGGCTGATAGAGGCGACAAAGAAGCACAAAGACGTATAGCACAAAGTTATGGATACAAAATGTCTATATATGACATGCCAGACATGATTAAATTGTTATATCGTGCAGGTATTGAAATAGATAACGTTGACTACTCAAAACAAAACATAGAAGTACTTACTGACGAAAATAGCATAACACTATAACAAAGTCCTACGGTATCCGTTCCTCATACGCCATATGAAGTCAATTCCGGTACCGTAGGCAACTTTTAAATTATAAATAATATTACAAATTAATATGCGGCACAAAAGGAAAGTGTGTTCTATTAACGCCGCAAGTAATAGGTCTGGAAACCATTAATTTGAAAGTCAAAAGCCTTGTGTACCGATTCTGCACAAGGCTTTTTTTATGTTTAACTAAGTAAAAGTGGCTTGTCCTAACTTGCTATACCGATTAATAAATTAATCAAAACGAACCCCCATTTAAGGGGGTTCATCTTCTATACAGTATGAGTATCACGTACAATCACACGTTTTTCTGTATAGATTACATAATGCAGACCCAGGATAACTATGTAATAACATCTGCATTCTGTTTGGGTACATTGAGATTAATTATATCCAATGCTATATCTTTTGGTATTTGTCTTAATGGATCTTTGTCATGGTTTGCCCAAGTTATCCAACCTTTCCGTGTTGTTCCGGCATCACCATATGTTTCTTTTTTGAGCCAGTTGTCTGCTTTAGTCCAATGCTTTGAACCAAATATACCACACAAATAAAATGTGCATAATAGTTCATTGTACTCATATGTAGTCATTTCAGGTAACCATTCATGCATTAACTTCATTTGTGTTTTTATCTTTTTGTTTGGTAATTGATTAATTTTATCTTTTATCATTGTTTACCTCATCATTTAAAATGCCTTTTGCTACATTATACATAGTGTGTTTAGGTCCTATAGCAACTATTTTTCTGGCCTTTTCTTTTATTTGTTTGAAGTCTATTTTTTCTTTTGAAGGTGTTAAGTAATCAGTTCTTTTTGTCATAGTTGTCTCCTTTAGAATTATTTATGACAACAGGCTCCACACGTATCTCTTCGTTTGGAAACATATTGCTTACTATCCTAACCATGGCATCAGCACATTGTTTATGTTTCCATAACTTCTTTTTTATCCTTGGTTGTTCTTGTATTATCTTAAACATACTGTTATTATAACATAAAAAAGCGAGTTGTCAACCGTTTATTACAAGAATAGTTAATTTATTTGCAGTTATTGATAAATATATTCTGTAATTACAGAACAACTAACCGCGGAGATTATTTTGGCTAAACCATTCAACTATCTGGATTTCGTTTACAGCACTCACCCAAGTTATTCAAAATACCTACACGATTGGCTTTTATGTGAAAGAAGTCTATATGGTGGTGTGGAATACAGAGATGGCGAATATCTAAAAGCATACTCTAACGACTTTAGTACACCAAGTGAAGTAATAAACACTTACACTATGGATGATGAAGGCAACCAAACAGGCGTACTGCAAACGTATGCATCAAAGGCCAATTCAAGACAAGACGCGGATCGTGGTGATGGATATACCAGTAATTTTTATCAGGAAAAGTTAGCAAACGTACCTGTTTTCCCTTACACAAGGTTATATACAAGTGAATATAATGCAATATTATTTAGATCACCACCACAAAGAAACCTACCAGACACACAAGAAATAGAAGCATTCCAAAAGGATGCTGACGGACAAGGTAACAGTCTAAACGAATTTATGAGCATGGTTGATACATATACAACTGTATTTGGAGTTGTATGGGTAAGTTGTATGAAACCAATGGATTCACCATATGCTAAATGGCGTATGCATAAACCAACAGATGTTACTAATTGGCAATATGGTTACAACGCATCAGGCGATTTAGAACTTAAAAGAATATTAATTAGAGTTGCAAGTGAACCAGATATGGAAATTTACCATTACTATACACCAGAAGAGTTCCATATCATATTCAGACCACTTGTAGACGAAGAAGACTTAGAATTTGAAATACCGGAAGATGCAGAAGCATTTACAACGGATAATTCAGAAACGTTTTACAGAATTTTCCAAGAGAATGAATTGGGATACATTCCTGTAAGACCCGTATATCAAAGTACGCCAATAAAGCAAGGCATTGGGCATACCCCTATCTTTGATATTGCTCAAATTCAACGAAGTGTATATAGTGATATGGGCGAAATATACTCTGCCGTGTCATATGGAGCACATCCAGTGAACATCGTTGATGAAGAAACACTTAATCGTAATGGGAATAGTGTAGGAGCCGAGCCAGGTGCCATAATCATTACAGGCGCAAGTCTCGACGGGCAACCTAATTATGTTTACGAATTTGTTGCACCTGATATGGGTGCTCTAACACAAATCAGAGACTTAATGGATCAGAAAATAGAAAAAATGAACCAAGTTGCAATGATTCGTAGTGATGAATTAATTAAAGCCAGCCGTAGTGGTGTGCAAATAGAGATGTATGACAGTAAATTAGAAGCATTCATACGTAAGAAAGCAACTGCATTGGAAAATGCAGAATTTAATTTATGGCAAATATGGTTTGACTGGATGGATATGCCATTACCAGAAGATTTAAGTATAAGTTATAACAGATTATACAGTCAAAAAGGTTTAGAAAACGAGATTAAAGAGATGAATACACTATTAGATGCATATGAAAGGTATAATAGTGTGTTTGTAGGTGACGCAGAAGAGTTCACTGCTAAAAGTTATAGTACTGAAGCAGAAGCAGAAGCAGAGGCCCAGAGATTGGGCGGAACGGGTACTCACAGTCACGAAACAGAAGAAGGCGAAACAATTTATATGCCATTTACAACACATGAAGAATATGAGATGAGATTGGAAATGGCAAGTGGTGTTGATCAGGAAGAAGCACCTAAATTTAAAGAAGAATTAAAGAACAAATTACAGGAAAGATTGAGTCAACTTATTGATTCAACTTACAGTAGTAATAGCCTATAAGGCTAAGGTAGGGAGTAGCATACACCCGAAGTAATACGTTTACTTCTACGACTAAAAGGAGAGAAAATGGATAATACCATAGACACGGCAGTTGAAACCGATAATATTCAACCGGTAACAGATTCCGCAAATCCTGTAGAAAATGCTGAGCAATCAGTATCTACTGAGACTAAATCTGATAATAATACAACACCTAAAGTTGAGATTAGGGACGGTAAAACGTTTGTTGATGGAATAAGAATGTATTCCAGAGATGATACAAACAAAATTGCCGCAAGTGCAAAACATGAGGTAGAAAAGAATATTCTTAATGACCTAAATGTTGATAGCATTGACCAAGTGAAGAAAGTTGTATCAACACTTCAAGAGGTTAATCCTCAAGAAGGTAGTAGCCTAAACGTTGATTCATTGCGTGATGCAGTTAAAAAACGTGAAGCAACTGTTGAAGAACTTAAAGCACAGGTTACAAGTCTCAAAACAGATTTGTTGTTGAAAGACCATATGAGTCAACTACAAAGTGCTATGCCAAGTAATTGG